CTCTCTTGCTGTTTTTTCATTTTTTGATTGCCACGAAGATTTTAATACCTTATTAATACCCCAACTTAAAGGTCCTATTGTTGGAATTTGTCTAGGCCCTGGGTTAACTGTTACTGTTGCTGGTCCTGTGGTAACTCCACCCCCAGTTCTTGGATCTCCATCGCTTCCACCATAACCAACACTTTGATTTCCAGCAGATAAACTTGCATCATTAGCTGCTTCTGAACCAAAATCTCCTGTATCTACAGAGTCTCCTTTTTTTAATTTAGCCAGCTTACCTTTTTTAGCTGAATCCATTGCAAACTTTTTTGCAACTTTAGGTTTCTCAGCGTATAAATATCTTCTTTGTTTATCTGATTTAAAAGGCATTAGTTTTTATTTTTATCTCTCATTTTTTGAACTCTTAATCTTTCTTCTGCAATCATTCTATTCTGAGCTAGCTTAGTTTCAGCAATTCTAATTCTTTCTGCTGCTTGGTCTTCATTATCTTCTAGCTTCATCTTCTCAATATCCATTCTTTCATCAAGAGTTTCTTGTTGAAGTTCATTAGTCATCATATCACTTTCACTTCTTCTCTGTAACTCCATCGCTTTTAAGTCTAGTTCTCTTTGCTTTAATGCAACTAGTGGGTCTTGTTTTTGGCCTCCTGCTTCTTCTTGTGCAAGTTCTGTTGTAATCTTAGCAATTTGTTGTGCAATTAGAGCCTCAACTTTAATTTGTGCTGCTTCTGGATCCGCTTGTAATTCTTGTTGCATCATAGGATCTTCTTGAAGCATTGCTCCTACTTCCCCTTGAGCTAACATTGAAACGTGTTCCGAGATATGTCCTTGTAATAAAGCCATCACCATTGGATTAATCTGTACCATTCTTGTTGCCATAAACGCTCTATGAGCTTGGATATGAGCTTTATGATCTTGTGTAGGGAACGCTTTAGGCATTTGCATTTGTAATGCTTCAAGGTTCTCGATTGCCGGATCTTTAGGTATAGGTTGTATTTCTGGACGTAATACTTGATCTATATCTTTAGTTCCCAATGCTTCATAAACTCTTCTGTAAGCTTCTCTTAAGTTGTGAAGTTGTGGATTAGATTGTGCAATTTTTAAATTTTCATTTGCTAACGTTACTCTTTGTGACATTGAGAAAACATTAGGATCTGCAACTGGGATAACATCTACTCTGTCATCGAAGTCTGTTTGTTTAACTGCTTGGTCTGCACCATAGACTGAATAAGGATAAATAGGGGGTAGATAGTCTGCGAAAACTTTACCTAGCATTCTAAACTCCTGTCTCATTGCATAGTAACATCTTTTGTGAATAGCTGTCATGACCCGTGAGCCACGTTCCAGGATTGCAATAGTCGAACCTACTGATCTGTTTTGCTCATCTAAGCCAACTGCCATATCCGTGATTGCTGCAAACTTTTGTCCTGCACCCACAACGAAGCCTAGTAGCTGGAAAAGCGTGGCGCTTGGTTCTTTGAAAGGTAGCATTTGAAACTGATCTTTTATATTTCCACCAGGCGCATCTACATCTCTGAACTCACCAGGTTGGAAAGGTTGATCATCATCCCTGATTCTAATACCACGGCTCTTGAAACCTGCTGGTAAATTACTTAAAGTACCTGCATCTAATAACTGTCTTAATGCTTGAGTAGCAGTTCTAGTTAAACCACCAATCATATGAATTAAACCAAAGCCATAAAAACCTAAACCAGGTAAAAATTTAAAGTGAACAAAATAATTCTGTCTGACTTTTAAATCGTCATCAATTTTATAGTTTCTGTAAATAGATAATACCTCATTACTACCTTCATCTATTGTTACAATATACGGAACCTTAATAGCTTTCTCAGCATTATCTACTTCAAACTCTTCTAAATTTAAATCAACATGCATTTCTAAAACAGTATGATCATATCTATCTTGACCTGTTGGAGTAACACCTTCAATCTTTTGATATTCTTTTTGTATTTGTGATTCTTCTGGTTGAGAAGGTTTAATCTCTACATCTCTGTAAAAACCAGCTTCCATTTTTTTTAGTAATTCATTTTCACCCATTCTAATAACATGAGTAATTCTTTCACAGTCTTGTAAATCTGTAGCATAATAAGGTACTACAATATCTTCTGCAGGAACAAACTTTGATACTGCTCTTTGCATAATCTCATCATAATAAACTTTTTTAAATGCAGATCCTGCTAGAGGTAAATAAAATAATAGTTGATCAAAGTCTGGAGTATATTCTTCCATCTTTTCCATTAACATATAGTTCATGAAATCCTGGACCCGTGTAGCTTGGTTCATCTTAGCTGGATCTTCAGTTCCCATAACTCTAACTCTTACTGGGCCATCTGAAGGTAATAATTCTTTATAAGCTTGCGCTTGAAATTGAGTAACGGCTTCTGCAAGTAATGGATGATGCACGCTTGCCGAGCCTTTAAACGGTCTTGTCATATCTACATATTTAAAACCTAGTAAGTCTAAACCTCTAGTATAACTGTCTGACCAATCTTTTCTTGAAATAACATCTTTTTTATATTCGGCTACTAATGAAGAAGCCATTCTTTTAAGGTCACGTTCATCCATGTCCTCTGCAATATTTTTATAGTGCTCATCTACTTCAGATACAACATCCTCTACAGAGACTTCTTCGTCTCCTTCTATCTCAACATTAACTTCTTCATTAATGTCTTCTGAACCTACTGGAGTTTCCTCCAGTAGATTTATATCTTTTTCTATTTCAGCCATTTAGCAAATATAAGTTTTTGTTTTCTTTCCTGCTAATACAACACCTTGACCTCTAGTAGTAACATCAGCCATACCGCCTGAATTGTATTTCATCATCTTACCTTTTTTAGCACCGCTATTAAGTTCAGATATTACTCTTCTCTTTTCAGCTCTAACATTACTGTCGGGTCTTTTTTTAGAATCTAATCTTCCCATTTGTTCAAGAAGATTCATTCTACCAGAATTAGCTTTAATCATTTTACCTGATTTAGCTTTAGTCATTCCGCCAGTAGCTTTTTTATTTTTATTTTTTTGGAACTCTAATATTCTAGCTTTTCTTTCAGCAGCTTTAGCTGCTCTTTGTTCCGCAGTCATTCCACCAAAAATATTAGTTTCTTTTTTTGCTGTAGCTATATTTTTGTTTCTATTTTTATAGACATTTTTATTTTTATAAAGCTTGTCACCTTTTTGAATTGAACCATCATCACTTGCATAAATAGATTTTTTGTTTCCTTTAAAAGGAACTGTTTTAACATCTCCTAGTTTTCTATTCATACCCATATCTTTAGTTAGGTTAGAAGGTAGCTTTCTATTTTTAGCCATCTGATCAATTGTTCCTTCTTTCGGTCTACCGAAAGCAATTCCTTTTTTATTAGCCATCATTTTTGATGCGCCATAAGCAGCGCCTGCAACAATTGCGGCCTTACCTATTTTCTTTAATTTATCACTTAATTTTCCCATGGTATTCTCCTTTAATTAATAATATATATATTTAGGATCCTTTTGTTTCTGGTCATACTTCTCGTCAGAAGAAATTGAAATAAAATAACCCTGACGGTATCTTATCATAGCTTGGGTAGTACTATCAACATAATCATCGTGTGATCCGTGAGGAAATGCTGCGCACTCTTCAATCACTTCTTCTGCCCAATCTTCTCCTTCTGGGTACCACACTTGACCACTTTCGAATATAGGTGATACAGCGTTGACCCGTGAATGTTTGTCTTGTCCTCTTCCTGGAGTGAAATCTATAACAGGTATCCCCATTCTACGCAACTCTTGAATTAATGACTGACCACTAGCTTTACCCTCAATAATCACGGTTTCTGGTTCCCAATATTTATATTGGTCTAGTGCTACAGCTTTTAATTCTGGAAAATCCCATTTACCTTTAATAGCATCTATTAGTATAAGAGCATCTGCTTCACCATCTTCTGGAGTAAATATACCCCAAGTCGTAATAGCTGAATAATCGGCTGTTTCTTTTTTTGAAAATGCTGTATCATAACTCTGGATAATATGATTACAATATGGTAAATTTTTATATGGATAAGGTAACCACCATTCTCTTTTTAAAAGTGCTCCCTCCTCTGAGGTTGGCTCTTGCATATA